GGTGGAATTGAATCAGCAGCAGGTGCAATAGCAACAAGTTTCATGGGTAGCAGTTTAACAGCATTTACAGGACCAACAGCAGAAGGTAACGTACAGGTGGACAGTCTCTAATGGCAGTTCCACTTATGAGATCTTATACGACAACAGGGGCAGCGCTTAACGTTTTTACGCCTTCAACTGATGACGTTACAGGTTTAACAATTCAGCAACTTAATCGAAGTAATACTATTTTGGACTGCGTCAATAATCCTGATCCTCCAGGTGCAGCAGCATATGAAACAAATGTTTTAGTTAACGGTATTCAATCAGGGGTGACAAACTTTTCAGTAGCATCCAGTGCAGCAAGTGCAGGTCGTGTAGTTTTTGGACCAATCGGTGTTACAGTTGGTGGGCAGGCTGGCGGAAAGCAATTATCTTGGCAATCAGGACAAGTAGTTACTGGTGGCGGTATTGCTCAATACAGTTTTCTGATGAAATATTCTAACCTCTTTTAGGGGGCTTTAATGCCACAAAATATTTTAGGGTATGTCGTAAATGTTTTACCAAAAGACCCAACTGTACCTTCTACTTATGTTGCTGATATTATCGCAGCAGGAACAACTATCACAATTGAATATCCCGCACAATATCGAGCAGTTGCAATTTCAGTTGCAATAAAAAATCAGGACACTGTAAACGCTTGTCAATTTTCTGTAAACGGTCAGCCACTAGTTGCACTGTCTGCTGGTGCCGATCAAAACATCAACGACCAAAATATTATTAGAGTACAAATTCAGGCCGGTGCGGCTGGTGCAGTACATGTTCTAGCCCAGGTAACACCAATGTTTTACAATACGGAAGCACAACGCTTTAGGACCGTGTCACAATAATGGGTTTTTCTGGCGGAGGGTCAAATATTTTAAAGCCACATACCCACGATTCTAACATTCTCCAGGATGGGGGAAACCTGGATTTCAAAAATATTACTCAAGGTGATATGAGTGCTGGTTCAATTACTTATTCTGATGGTTCACACTTGCAAGAATTAGCGATTGGTACACCAGCACAAAATATGAGGGTTAATGGTGGGGCTACAGCCTTAGAATATTATACAACTCCTGCCGATGTGGGTCAGTTAGTATTGCTGACAAGTTGGACTGGTGTATCAGGAACATCACCCGCATTTTCCGCTAATATGGAAACAACTTATTCTGATTTGCTTTTTGTAGCTAATCTATATTGGATTACACCATACACAGAATTTGGAGATTGCTATCTTCAACTGAACGGAGTATCATCAGGATATGGGGTAGCAAATGGATATTCGTATGATTCCGGTTCGATGACCAGTTTGACAAAATCTGTGGCCAGTGTTGCGTTTGTTTCAGATGCAGCCATGAGTTTATCAAGTGGGGAAGGCATGCACATTGAAACAACTATAGCACAAATTGACGGGACAACAAACATGTTTAGTTTCCATTCTTTGTCTAACAGTTCATCAGGTACATCTGTAGTCTTAGATACTTCTGCTGATATTGGGTCATCTTCTATTATTACAGGATTACATTTACAAGCCTCTCTAGCTGGTTGGGCTGCAGGTTCAAATTTTGCGATCTTTGGTAGGAAATTTACGTGACAAAATTTACTCAATCGCTAAAAAAAACTCAGATTCAAGAATTTCACGAATTTATTAAAAGAGAAAAGCTTACAGATTATAGTGTTTATTCCGATATAAGGGGAAATATTATTAAATTAATAACAGATGATAAAAAAATTGAAGCTTATATTAAAACAGTAGGTAATTTCTAAATCCAGATATATTTTTCCCCATGACAAGTGGGGCAATCTTCAAATGTATTGTAAATAGGGTCAAGTTTATTTGAGTTGGACTGAAAGTCAACTGTTCTAATAATTCCGTGTGGGTGACCGTCTACAGTATCAGCGCAAGTTTTACAGGGTTTGTATTCCTTGAGCTTCAGGTCCAGGTTCGGTCTGTTGATTACTGGTTGTGTTAGCGGATTTAATTCTCTCATATACCTTTTCTATTAGTGTGGGGTCTTTCTTAACTGCTTCTTCAATTTGTGGAATTAAGAAGGATGCCGCCTTGCGATACTTGCCAGGAACCAACTGCATAATGACCTCACCTAGGCCAGAGTTCTTCATATCACTATCTGTTACTGTTTCCCCTCGTTTAGATCTATTAAGAGCCTGTTGTAAACGCCTAATCTCAGTTCTATCGGTATCATTACTTACTCTCTTACTCTCTGCTATAGATTTAATGTCAGCTTCAAAGTCTTTAATGCGTTGCCTGGAATGTTTGTTAGTAGTAGACCTACTCCGAGCAATGTAAGCACAGGAAACACCGCCAGATATACACGCCACCAGGATAAGTGCTGCTGATAAAATCTCTTCCATACCATAAATATAAGATAATTACTTAGATCTAAGCGTTTCTACTTGTGTATTGGTTGTCATTTGGTTGATTTTGGTTGTTTTTGGTTGTTTTTGGTTGTTTTTTGTTGATTTTGGTAGGTTTTGGTTGACAAAAACACTGAATAAACTACCCATGGTTATTACTTCTATCCTAAAAAATTCAAAAATAAGCTATGTAAGCACCTAAAGGGTTGTGTTTTGGGCTAGATGTGGGAAGTGTGAACCGATTTCATAGACGTGTGTAAAATAATTAACGTATATGTGTATATACAAGAATAAATATCATATATTATGGGTGCAATATATGACGCAGAACAGGAGCAGTATATTTTAGCCGAAAAGGTACGACTTGGTAAATTAAACATACAAAATGAAGATATGGTGCATAAGACCATATCATTTAGTATTTCAGAATGGGCTTTAGTTCAGCAAATAGTAAATAAAAACGGATTAAAGAATTTAACTCAAGGGATGCGGTTCTGCATCCATAACACGTCAAGTGAACAAGGTCTGGAAACAGTATGAACACTACAGGAATTTTGAAAAATATTTGCAGTGCAGACCTGGCAATACAAAGTGAAGTAATATCCATAAACTTCCATTGTCGCAAATGTGGCAAGTTCAAAAAGAAAAATACAAACTCTGTTTACTGTTTCAAATGTTTAGGTGTTTGAAATAACTCAATATATTGATAAAAGCATATTTATCGAAACTCGTTTTTTTAGAATGTTTTTATCACTTAAATTTAATTTTGATAAAGGTGGTTTGAAACGAAAAGCGAAATGAATGAAGTACAGTATTGTGGAGATTTTGTGCGGTATTATTGTGGAATATGTTTAGAAGAAAATTGTATTTTTTATCCTTGTAAGCATATTGATATTTTACTTAATCATATTCGTAAAAATCATAAAAAAAAATATAATTAACTTCTATCAACAAAACACTTGATTAACTTCAAAAATGTAATTTGAAGTTTAATCCACATTTTTTTTAACATTAATTAGAATGCCCAAGCACTATCTGACGACTTTTTACGCCTAGAAACACGCTTTTTCACACGTTTATAGGCTCTACGTGCTGTTTTTCGTACTTGACCTTTTCGGGTACTTCGTTTTCTTTTTCTTGTTGTTGATTTTCGTTTAGTCTTTTTCTTGGTTCCTCTTAGTCTGCGCATTTTTGCGCCCCAGGCTTTAGCAGCCTTTGAACCTTTCTTCAAGTAACGCTGACCCCTCTAGCAGAATAATATGATCTAGCGGCTGCGCTTAATGATGGGACCGTTGCAGTAGTTCCACCAGACCAGGTAATGGTTGAAGAAGAAGGCCTACTTACATTTCGAACAGTTTCGCCTTGACTTTGTGCCACTGCACTACTGTTAGCAGCACCTACAACATTCGCATCATAAACCACTGGTACAGTGGCCATTAAATTTTTAACTTCCCAAAATGGCTTGAGTAAACCTACGCCACCCTCACCAATTCCAATACCTAACTCAGCAGCACCAGAACCGAGATTTGAAAAGACTCTGCCAATAGCAGATCCTGTTTCACCTAATGCCCCAGCCGATGCAGATGCTTCACCAGGTCTGCTAATTATATTACCAAAATAGAGAATAGCAGCACCTAATGCAGCTATTGGAAGAATTTTACCTATAATACCCATGTTTTAACTTAACATACTTGATCATATATGTTTCTAAACTCGAATTTAGAAACATTTAAGATCTAGGATTGAGATCTCAATACGTGGCATTTAAACTAAAAACGGGCAAAACCATAAACAAGGTTTTAGCAGGTGCTGGAATTGCAAGTCTAGGCGGTTTAATCCTGGGTGCAATAGCACCAACAATAGCAGGTTCTACAATGGGTAAGGCCATAACCACATTAGGAGCTTATGGTATTGGTGGAATTGAATCAGCAGCAGGTGCAATAGCAACAAGTTTCATGGGTAGCAGTTTAACAGCATTTACAGGACCAACAGCAGAAGGTAACGTACAGGTGGACAGTCTCTAATGGCAGTTCCACTTATGAGATCTTATACGACAA